GTCGCGGACACATCGACGCCATCATCGATGCATTCGCATCGAAAGCCAAAGAACTCACAGCAAACTTAAAGGATCCGGCAGCGGAAGTGCAATCGATGAAGTCGAAACACGAGCGACCGACATCCATTCGGGAAGTGGAGCGACGCCTGCGGGATGCAGTGTGTCTCTCACGTAGCGAATCGACAAGATTCGCCAAAACCATCTGGAACGAGCTTCGAGACGAAGCATCGAGCGAAGATGTCACCATCGTCGAATACTCGAGCGACATCGAGGATGCGAAGTCCGCACTCCTCCGTGAGCTCATGATCTTGGAGTTAAGTCAATGACAATCGAACAACTCGAGGGCCAGCGCCAGTCTACAATTGCTGCCGCTAAAGAAGTCCTCATCAACGGCGGAGATATGAGTGAAGCGAATCGCCTTCATCAATCCGCAAAGTCTCTCTCTGAGCGCATCGACATGCTCAAGGAGTTCGGCTCCGTGCCTGCTCCTGTCGCATCCGAAGCGCCAAAGTCTGAGCCATGGAAGTCCGGCAGTGTTGTCCGGAATCCATTCCCTGGAACCCGTGACGAAGCAAACTTCAAGGCCTATGCATTCGGACAGTGGGTCCGTGGTACGGTCCTCGGCAATGCTTCCGCAGCCAAGTGGTGCAACGAGCATGGCGTCAAGTCGCAGACCGAAGGCACAGACAGTGCCGGTGGATACACCGTCCCTGAGATCGTTTCGTCCAGCCTGATCTGGCTTCGTAACGAGTACGGGATCGCACGTCGATACAGCCGCATCTATCCGATGACATCTGACGTCCTCAATGTCCCTAACGCATCGACATCGACAACCACGTATTACCCTGGTGAAGCAACCGCCATCACCGCCAGTGACGTCACCTTCACGCAGGTGGCTTTGACAGCGAAGAAACTCGCAATCTTGACCATCGTGTCGAAGGAACTTAACGAAGACACCGTCATCGACTTCGGCGCTATGCTGGCGCAGGATTTTGCGTATGGCTTGGCTTTGGCTGAGGATGCAGCTGCATTCCAGGGCGATGGCTCCTCGACCTATGGTTCCATCACCGGAATCATGCCACGCATCAAGGCGCTGTCCGGAACCTTCACGAGCATCGCATCGATGGTCGTTGGGCCAGTCGGCACAGCTGGTACGATCGGCAGTTTCACACTCGCGAACTTCCAGTCGATGGTCGCGAAGCTCCAGCCATATGCAAATCAGCCACGATGGTACATGCACAAAAACATGTTCTATACCGGCGTTGCAGATAAGCTCATTGCTTTGGGTGGCAACTCGATCATGGACATCCAGAATGCCTATGGCGCTGAGCCAACGCTTTTCGGTATCCCGATCTCGTTTGTGCAAAATATGCCGTCGGGTGTAGCTGCATCTCGTGACATGGTCGTCCTCGGAGACCTCTCCAAGGGTGTCGCCTTCGGCGATCGTCGTGGCGTATCGGTCGAAGTCAGTGACCAGGTCAAGTTCATCGAGGACGCGTTAACCTTCAAGGCAACCGAGCGCTATGCTTTCAACGCTTTTGATGTTGGCAACGTGACTGCAACCGTGGCCGATCAGGTCCCAGGTTCACTCATCGTCCTTCAGTGCGCTGCCACATAGGCCGTAGCACCTTCGCAGTCAAGGGGAGCGGGATACCATTCCCGTTCCCTTTTTGTTTTTAGGATGTAAACCATGCCACTCACTCGGACACAAGCACTCGACCGTCTCGCTTGGATGGTCGCATCCGATCAATATCCTTTTCTGGATTCGACAGCACTCCAGCAGCTCGTGGACGATCACGCTCGCTGGACTGTCTGGTCTGCGTCCACAGCCTTCGTAGTTGGTGACATCATCATCCCGACCGTGGCGAATGGTCGACTCTACCAGTGCGTCATCGCAGGGACATCGAGCGCCACTGAGCCACAGTTCCCGCAGTGGACCAATACAACCGGCTACAGCGTCAATGACGGCAGTGGTGACCTCTTGTGGCAGGACATCGGTCCTGCGAACGTCGAGCGCTATGACATTCGCACAGCTGCGCGACAGGGATGGATTCGCAAAGCGTCCAGCATAACGCACCTCATCGATGTGAAGGACGGCCAAGTCGATGC